CACGAGAACGCTTTATAGCACTACAAAGCGTTAACAATGTTTTCAGAAAACGAAAATGAGAACCATCTTCCTGCTGTTGGATACAGCGAGGTTTCAGACTCCCAGAGTTCTGAGCAGGTGGACGGAATCGCTCTCAGTGAAGAGATTCTAGTTCCGGTCAACCCGTTAGCGGTAGACTCACCTATTGATGCCATCATTCGACGAGTGAGAGGCATGTATAAGCGTAGGTGGCCTGTAAGTTCGGATCAGTTAGCACATGATCTGGTAAAATGGAAGATTCCTTGTTCCGAGAATCTCCCTAAGCGTCTGTTCGAAAAGTTCGACATGACTGTGCCTAGTACTCTTCCTAGTGCGAAAGAGACTACTGAAAAACAGAAATCCACTTGGCGATTTCTTGTTGATGTGGTGTCATCATGCGTGCTCTATGGTTATCTTGACTGTAGTGAAAGACTTTATTGTCGCACGATTTCTGTCTATTGTCAATATCTTCTATTGTTGGAAGAATTGGCGGGAAATTTCCTCAAATTGGCAAAGTATAAGCTTGCTGCTTTTGCTTCATATGCCAAAGGTTCTGATATGTACCCACCTTCACCATTCAAAAAGAATCTTACGTCTTTCCAAAAGCCGTCTAAGATATTTGATGGGGAGTTCAAGCGTTGGTTTAAGACGCTGAGTCAGCGAGATAAAGACAGCCGTCTTTACCGTATGTCCTTGATTGACACTATTTGTCGTGGTGTTAAGAAGGGAGCGGATCGTCCCACAGAAGAGGATGCGCATAAATCAAATCTGGCTACATTTGATTGTTTCACGAAGCCGAAAGTACAGAAGACTTATAGCTACTGGAAACCGGAATATCTGAACTATCAGTCCGATCTTTGGTCTGCATTTTTAACAGACGGGATTGAGAGGGTAAGTGTGACTCCAATGAGTAGGAAAACACTTGGGCCAGAAGATATTGAAAGAGAGATTGAGCGCACTGTTTTGGAGTTGTTTGCAAAGGCTCCAGCATTTGAACCGACTTATAGTCATTTTCCCTCATTGTCTGCTTGTGTTGAAAACAAATTCGCACAGGGTGGTTCAATGTTAGTCGTGAAAAATAGATTAATTGACATGGGAATAGGTACCTTCGATCGTAAGATTGAATCAGAGGTTAAGTTAGGTACATTCCGAAAGGAAGATGGAGAGTTTGAAACTCGACCTTATGTCGAAATGACCACGAATTATGATAAGCTGGGTACAGATATTGATATCCCATTGCTCATTGAAGAGTGTCTTAATAAAGGCTCTTCCATGAAACTCGTTGGTCTCTTGGAGGCTCTTAAAATAAGAGGGATTTCTACATCGAACGCTTTAGAGACGTTCCTCCTCAAACCTATCCAAAAATATATGTCAC